CTTGGAGCCAGACGGAACACCGCTCAAACTCCGCATCAACCGGCTTCATAAGGCCGTAGCCGAGATCACCCCTGCATTGGAAACCTCGATGGTGTATCGGGTTCCATTGGGTGATTTGATAATCAACCGCCCAGGGGATACTTCGATATCGCGGTTCCGCTTGTGGTTTTCCGCATCTGCCCGCTCAAGAACACTGCGGGCAGTCTGATCGTCAACTTGGGTATAGGTGGGCCGGGATGCAGGTAATTTCATCGCCTGGACCCTGCCACCGCTTCAAGGCGGAAGTTACCTACCCGCCAATCGCCCAACTCCACCGCCTCAATCCTGAAAGAGACCTGGCGACCACTAAACCGAACATCAGTGTACTTGGATGATATTGTATAAGGCCCGTGTGTGGTTTCTGTACCCTCTGGCGCAAACCGGGTTTTAAACTCCACACTCACGCTGCCTTGTGATTTCTCATCCGGCACCACCTGGCGGGCAACCATAATCTGATCCCCGTTGCCTAACTCCAACGGCCCGCTTTCCGCGTAAATCAAAGCTCCGTCATAATTAAAGCCAACTTCATGGTCATAGAAATAACCAGAGGAATCAAACATCAGTGGATATTCAAACACACCATTGGCGATGCCAATGCTGCGGTCCAACTCACCAATCATCCATGTGTTTTCGCGAAAGTTCCACACCACATAACTATCGCACTCAGACGCACCTTCAGACGGGTACTGCCACCAAACTTCCTGATAATCTATATTGACCCAGGAAGTGATCTTAGCCGCCTGCTGATAATTGATATTGGTGAAGATGTAATCACTGACACTGGAATCCAACTTCTTCACGGTGCCATCAAAGAGGAAGAAGGCACCTTGGCCCATCCACGCAACACCATTATCCAGGCTCGCAGAAGCCTGCGGCCCAATAACCCCACAACCAAAGCCAATACGCTCAAAGCCATAAACGTATGGAGGCCCTTGATATACCGCCAAATGGGCATCTGTGGTGGTCAGCAAAAGAGTACCGTATCTGGTACGCTCGCCACAAGCCAACGTGCCAGAAGTGGCTAGTTCAAAATCTCCGGCCTGGTTTGTGGCGGATGGCGTCCAATCAGTATTGTCTTCCTGATCACACCATTGGACCTTGCGGCCATTGCCGCCAGCACCCAAGGCAAATACAAACCGTTCGCTGGTGGCGATAATGGATTTATTCTGAGTTGGCGCATTGGCAATTAAAACGGCTCTGGTTGAGCCACCCAAATCCCATTCATAAATCTTGCCTTCATCAGATCGGCAACCAATCAGATATTCGCCCCAGTTATCCAGCGCCCAAGTGCTGGCTTCCAAAAGACCGGCAGCAGCGAACTGTGGGCGCGGTGTGCCATAAGTGGATGAACCATAAAGCCATGTGCCATAACCAACCGCGTTTTGACTATCCGTGCGCCCCACGCTGATTTCGTATTTATAAGTGGCGCTGCCTAGGCTGCTTTGAGTGGTGGCCGCATTACTGGAAGCCTGGACCGTGTAGGAATTGGCGTTAATGACGGTTACAAGGTAATCGCCAGAAAGCGTAATCCCGCTCGTTCCAATCGCCGTGCCAGAACTAAAGTTGGCGGTGTCGCCAGTTATTAAACCGTGGCTGGTATCCGCCACCGTAACAGTAGGCGAACCAGAAACCGTGCTGAAAACATTAGACAGAGAACCCGTTTCACGGATTGGCGTGATATTCTGTGGCGCTGTATTAGCCTTCAGCCCATACAACTTAGCCGCACCGCCAGCCGCAGCCCAGGCAGTCCCATCATTGGCGCGCCAAGCATGAAGGCCGCGCATTACACCAGTGACCTGAATGTCTAAATAAGATGCACCGGACGCATATTGACGATTTGTCCAACCGCCCACAGGACGCAGCGTCCCTTCAGTCCACCGCACCAGATTGGCGTCATACCAGCGATTTGAAGCCTGGTATTGCGTGCCTTGGCGGTAAACCCCAGGCGGTATTTTCAGAGGGATATAAGGCATTGCCTACACCATCACTTGCCGCGCTTGAGAAAAGACTGCACCGTTTTGGTTTCGTAAATTCGAATAACCGTCCACACGATGGTAAACGCCGCCGCAATAGCAGGAAGAACTTGGGCCAATGTCCCGATAACTGTGACAAAACTAACCGCATCTATAACAGTTTTCGTTGCTTCGTGGTTATCCATGGCCATAACCCTATCCTTCAAGCATCTTATGGCCACTGGCCGCTAACAACATTCGCCCAGTAGCCTCATTGGCCCGAACCATCTCATTTCTAAAACTCTCCACCGCCGCCCCGGTCTGGCGCTGCTGCTGGCTGTTCTCAATCATCAGAACCGGCATCCACGCCATGGCGCAGGCCCATTCATCCACTTCCTTGCCGGTGTTTGGATTGGTTCCTCGCACCTGAATAAACCAGGCGCAGTCCAACTTCCGACAGGGATTAAAGCCATCTAGTGGGCAGTTATGTTTGGTTTCGATCTGCATTAGCTTTTAGTCGCCAAAATAACATCAACGTAGGACACGGCAAGATTGATGGCGGTGCCGGTGAATGCGTGATCGTGCGAACTACCGCCGCCAGCAGAAGCAGTAGTAAACGCATGAGTGTGAGCGCCATCACTTGAAGTTGAATAAGTTGTATCTGCCGTTGCTGAATTTTGTAAAGAATAAGATAAATCATTTGCTAAATCGCGATAAACACGAATAAGCCCGCCACTACCCGCTGACGCCTGTGTGCCGACAATGCTATGCGAATGGCTTCCACCGCTATCTGTTGTGCCTGTATGTGTATGGCTTGGAATCTGGCTACTGGTAAGCGTCGTCCCACCAACCGTCCCAGCCACTGCCTGAGAAGCAAAAGCTGTGGTGAACGCCACACTGCCGCCAGAACTAGCGGAACCAGAAACAATCCGTAACGCCTTATCGTTGTGTGCAACGGATTTGGTCCAGCCAGTAGGAGCCGCCGTCTGAGCGAACAACATGACAGTGCCAGCCGGAAACGCATCCACCGTGGCAGTTACAGCCGGCAGGGTCAGAGTATTAGTACCCGCCACCGCCACTGGCGAAACCGTCAATGTGCCAGAAGTAGAGCCTTTAAGTTTAATACCGGCTTGATTGAGAACAAAGATTGCATCAATCAAATCAAGATCGGTGTTTAATTTTGTCCCCCAGCTATCCGCAGAAGCGCCAACTTCCGGCTTCGTCAGCCCCAGGTTGGTGGTGGTGGTATCAGCCATTTACTGCACCCTCGTCCATGTCTCAGACCCGGCAGGAACCGGCGTCCATATTATAGCGGAATCAGCAACCTGGGTCCAGATTTCAGTGCCATCTGGAATGTTTGACCATTTCAAAATGGCAGAAACTTCCATGGAGCCAAAAGCATCAATGGCGGCTGAAGCAAATTGAACCCGGTTGGCTGTGACTATAACATTCGCCACGCCATCAATCGCGACAACCCCGTTCTGAATACGCTGGGCCGTAACAGCTAAATCACCCACTCCGTCTATGGCGACTTGGCCGGCCTGTATCCGCTGGGCCGTGGCAGCTAAATCACCCACCCCGTCTATGGCGACCTGGCCAGACTGTATTCTTGAGGCCGCTGCCACCAGATCGGCGACACCATCAATCTGCGCCGCCCCTGCCGCCGTTATATTGGCCGAAGGCGAAACCGTGGCAGATGCGTCAATAGCCGCTTGGGCATAGAAAACAACTTTGCCAGGATCACTAAACGGCTGTCCGCTGAATGAGTGTAACCCGAACATCTAATTACCAAGGCAACGGCGGCGTTACCACCGGCGGATTGATTTGCGCTTCAATTTGAGCCGCCACATTGGCCTCAAGGGCAATCACCTGATCTGGGCCAAGCACATCCTGCACCCAGCCAATGACTTGATCCTGCGTCAAGTCGGCATACGGGGTGAAGGGGGAACCTGCCGTGTAGGTCAGGCCAACCGTGCTGTAGACAGTGCCGCTGTACTGGCCATCAGTGCCGTTCAGGCGCCAGTGCACGTTAATCACCACATCGGTCTGGCCATCTTCTTGCGGCTTGCAATTCATCGCCTCAATGACCCAGACGTATACATTAGCCATTTTCTGTCTCCGTGCTTTGCACCGGCGCCTGCGCTTGTGTGCGGATTTTTTCTACGAGTTCAAAGACCTGTGCGTATGGCGCACTGCCCAACGCTTGCAGGATCATGTTGACTTCGTTGATGGTGAGTTCAAGTTTCATGGTTTTGCTTTCAACATATCAATTTCAGGCGTCAATCCCCAACGCCGCCTTGATCTCATCAGGTGTGTCGGCAGCTTCAATCTGATCTTGCATGGCAGAATACTTGGCCCGAATAGCAGCACGATCCGCTTCAGCAGCCACAGCATCAATGCCAGGGATTTGCTTCATAATCACCTCATCATGTGGCTTAAACTCCTCCGCACGAGCCGCACGACGAAGGTCATGGGCGATGGCCTTAGCCTTGGTAATATTGACGGTGATCATTCGCTGTACTCCCAAGCGGCTCGGAAGGTACGGTCTGGCGGGATGGCTGCCGCGTCCACAATTTTGAACGGTTTGCCCGCAGGCACATCCTTGGCTACGATTTCCTCAATCGTCAGGCCGCACTCAGGGGCAGGGATAATGACGGCAACGCCGCCTTCGTCTGTGGGGTAGATGATGCGCTGGTTCATTAGGTTATCCTTTCAGCGGAATATAGCCACACAGACATAGGGAAAGTCAGCAAGCGCGGAAGCATTTACTGCTATAACACGCAACGCAGATGTTGTAGGATTTGTGGTGATGCTGCCGATAACACCTGTGGCGGAGGACAATACAGGCTGCTGACCGCTAGCCGCCCATGCATAGTTTGCATCAGGCATCGCGGTAGTGAAGTTCACCGTATAATCGCCCGTGCCATTATCCGTGATGGAAGACACATTCCCAGAACCGCGAATGGCCACCGTACCGGTCCCGTTAAAGTTTACCCAAGCGCGGCACCCATACGCAGTGGCGACGGAACCGTAGCCGGAGTTAAATTGAAGGTTGCCGTCATAAGTTAAACGCATACGCTCAGTAAGAGATGTGTCTGCGATAGTGTCTCTAGTTGAGAATGCAAGGTCGCCAACTGTGTTCGTGGTGCCGTTACTAACAAAGCCCTTAATCGCCGCAAAAGGAGTCTGGTTTCCAAACGTTGTTCCAAACAAAACAGCGCCACCTGAACCAGATCCCACCGCAGTAGCTCTCAAAAATAGAGAGCCGCCCTTATTCCCGGCATCTGTTAAATTCGCCGTCTCTTGACCTGTGCCTTGGATTGTAAGCTGATAACTTGGCGAAGTCGTGCCAATCCCCACGCTGCCGCTGGTGTCAATGCGGAGGCGTTCGGAGCCGGAAATTCTTACCCCAAAAATAGACCCACCAATAAATAAAGGCTGATACGATGCGCTGCCAGTTTGGTCTGTTCCGTCAATGTATACGCCAGAAGCATCAGTTGAGAATCTTGCACCAATTGTTGTACCCGCAACCATTGCCGCATTTATTGCGTCTAATGCTTTAACATTTAATTTGGCAACAGGCGAACTCGTGCCAATCCCCACGTTGCCGCTGCTGTCGATGCGGAGGCGCTCGGAGCCGCCCGTGCTAGCAGCAATAGTGTCAGCAGCAGGGAACCACATACCTGTATTGAGGTCACCCGTAGCTGCAATAGACGGCAAAGCCGCCGCCCCCGTACCAAAAGACGCAATTTTCACAGTAAGATCAGCATCAGGGGAATTAGTTCCAATTCCCAAGCGGTCGTTGGTATCATCCCAAAACAGGTCTGCATTAGCCTGAGCATACACCCCAGAGGCGCCAGCAAACACCACCGAGCCAGCCGTAAACGCCGTGGAGGTTCCAGTGCCGCCATTGGCAGGCACTAATGTCCCGGCCAAAGCAACGGCCCCAAAAGACGCAGTTGACGGCGTTAAACCAGTGCTGCCCGCGCTAAATGATTGAACTGTTTTAGACGCAGGAAGGCTAATAAACACATCCTTCGTGCCGGATGTGAAAGTGACAGCACTGCCGCCATTGCTGGAAGACAGAATGGTGGTTCTGGCAAGCGTGGCAGGGGCGGTGAACGTACCAATCCCAACTTCAAAATTGGCGCCACTCTGGTCCGCAATCGTGTAATAAGTCGTATCATTTGTATCCAGGACAGCATCGAAAGTCTGATAGCCCGTGACCGCGCCAGCTAGGGTAAAGTTCCCCGTGCCGGTGGTGGTGGACGTTTCCCTTACACGGTCCCCAATAACAAACGCCATTTCACCAACCTCTATTCAAGAGTGATATCAAGGTCACCAGACGGAACGCGGAACACGTCGCCTGTGGTGATAGTCTTGGAAGTGGTCAATTCGCCATACGCCAGCATATTGCCGGAAGTGAGCGCATCGAACACCGCAACATAGGTGATGGTTCCCCAAGTCCCCGTTGCCGGGTCAAATTCAACCGCTGCTGAGTTCGTGCTGGCGTTGCCGCTGGTGGT